TTGGTTTCCTTGAGCGTTCTGAACACCTTGAGATCCTTGGTTTCCTTGAAGACCCTGAAGACCTTGGGTACCCTGTGCATTCTGAACACCTTGAGATCCTTGGTTTCCCTGAGTTCCTTGAAAATTACTTAAAGTACCCTGAAGACCTTGGCTTCCAAATCCTTGAGTTCCCTGAGTTCCTTGGAAATTACTTAAGGTTCCTTGGTTTCCTTGAATTCCTTGGAGACCCTGGCCAGCAAACTCTCCAGACACACCTTGAGAATTTTGTACACCTTGGGTACCTTGGAAATTACTTAAAGGTCCTTGAAGTCCTTGATTACCTTGATTACCTTGAGCATTCTGTACACCTTGAGATCCTTGTGTTCCTTGGAAATTACTTAAAGGTCCTTGAAGACCTTGGTTTCCTTGATTTCCTTGTAGACCTTGGCGTCCCTGAAGACCAAATCCTTGGGTTCCCTGAAGTCCTTGAGAACTCTGAATACCTTGAAGTCCTTGAAGTCCTTGGTTTCCTTGAGATCCAATACCTTGGAGTCCTTGAATACCTTGGGTACCTTGAGCATTCTGATTACCTTGAAGACCTTGAAGACCCTGAGTTCCCTGACGACCCTGAGAACCAAGACCTTGCATACCCTGAAGACCTTGGTTTCCTTGAAGACCCTGATTTCCTTGAACTCCTTGAAAATTACTTAAAGGTCCTTGAAGACCTTGGTTTCCTTGAAGACCTTGGTTGCCCTGAGTTCCTTGGAAATTACTTAAGGTTCCTTGGTTTCCTTGAAGTCCTTGATTTCCTTGATTTCCTTGGAGACCTTGGCGTCCCTGAAGACCAAATCCTTGGGTTCCCTGAAGTCCTTGGATACCCTGATTTCCTTGATTTCCTTGGAGACCTTGGCGTCCCTGAAGACCAAATCCTTGGGTTCCCTGAAGACCTTGAATACCTTGGTTTCCCTGAGCATTTTGGTTTCCTTGAACACCTTGGTTTCCCTGCGATCCAATACCTTGGTTTCCTTGAAGACCTTGAGCATTTTGGTTTCCTTGAACACCTTGGTTTCCTTGAAGTCCTTGATTTCCTTGAAGTCCCTGATTACCCTGAGTTCCTTGGAAATTACTTAAATCACCTTGAAGACCTTGTAGTCCCTGAAGACCTTGATTTCCTTGAACTCCTTGGAAATTACTTAAAGGACCTTGGAGACCTTGGTTTCCTTGAAGTCCTTGAAGACCTTGGTTTCCTTGAAGACCTTGGAGACCTTGAAGTCCTTGAGTTCCTTGAAAATTACTTAAAGTACCCTGAAGACCTTGAAAATTACTTAAAGTTCCTTGAGTAGCCTGAGTGCCTTGGAAATTTGATAATGTACCTTGATTACCCTGAGCACCTTGTCTTCCCTGAGTGTTTTGAGTACCTTGAGTTCCCTGGAAGTTAGATATGACACCTTGAGTTCCTTGGAAATTGGATAAAACACCCTGACTACCTTGGAAATTACTGAGAACACCTTGAGAACCTTGACGACCCTGTGTACCTTGGAAATTACTTAACGTTCCTTGGTTCCCTTGGTTTCCTTGAAGACCTTGGAGACCTTGAGTTCCTTGAGTTCCTTGGAAATTGCTGAGATGACCTTGGAGACCTTGATTGCCCTGAAGTCCTTGGAGACCTTGAAGACCTTGATTCCCCTGAGTTCCTTGGAAATTGCTGAGAACACCTTGAGTTCCCTGAAAATTACTTAATGGTCCCTGCAATCCTTGGAGACCTTGAGCACCTTGAGTACCTTGTAAACCTTGATTGCCTTGAGTTCCTTGGAAATTGGATAAAACACCCTGAGAACCTTGGAAGTTTGATATTGTTCCTTGATTTCCTTGAAGACCTTGAGTACCTTGGAAATTACTTAAAGGACCTTGGAGACCTTGATTTCCTTGAGCATTCTGAACACCCTGTACTCCCTGAGTACCCTGTGCCCCCTGAGTTCCTTGGAAATTGCTGAGAACACCTTGAGTTCCTTGGAAATTACTAAGTGTACCCTGAATACCCTGAGCACCTTGTGTTCCTTGTACTTGACCTCTCCATTCAACTTTTTGTCCTGTTGATACTAAAACAGAACCAGCATATCCAACATTTCCCCTATAATCTAAAAGTTGATTATTAATTCTAATTGCTTTAGATATTTCAAAGTTAGTAGTGGGTTGTGTTGTACCTATTCCAATAAATCCACTATCTTTATTGTAAATTATCGCTGGAGTTGATTGTATTTCATTATCATCATTAAATAAGAACTCTCCAATATTCTCATCGCTTGGTGCAAAAACTGTAATAGTAGCAATTCCACTATCAACAGTTGCTGTTACTGCAGCTCCAACTAAATCGATAATAGTTACATTATTCTCATCACCAATGGGGATACCTTCATCCCTAAATCTTAAACCAGTTTCTTGCCAATATCTATCTTCATTTGATGCACCATCAAATGTAATCAGCGAATATACTGTACCAACACCTGTAGGAACAGTCTTTTCTCCTGGATAACCAAGGTTTGGTTCCGCTTGTTCTAATCCAAGAAATCTATATCTATCAGATGATATACCTGATAGAGGTCTTACTTTTTTTCTCCCGCTACTATATTCTGCCATCTCTATATGTTATACGTTGCTATTCTCAAGAATACTTGCAGTAAATTCCAATTGTAGCGGGGCGACCGTTCCTCCACCCTCGAATGTATGTGCAATTCCAACTGCAGTTCCCACATTGGTATCAAATTCATATTCGGATATTATATTATCTATAGTGAATCCTGCCTGAGGATCTGGGAAAAAAGTTGTTGTTAGACCTGCATTGGAACTACAACTAAATTCAAGACCACTCATTGTAATTTCTTGTCCAACAACAAAGTTGTGGGGGTCATTAGTGGTTACTGTCAAAATGCCAGTTGGTTCATCATATCCACACGTAAAGATGCCAACATATCCAGATGTAATTCCACTAATTACAATTGAGTCTGATATGAGTGCCGTTCTTTCAAGCACTAAACGACCATCGATTACGATTAACTGATCCTCTGGAGGAATTTCTGCATTTTTAATGATTCTAGTATCTCTAGTATTTCCAGTTCTATTTGTTTTTCTTCGATGAATAACTGTTACTCTAGGATATGTTTCACCAATACCCACATTCGCAACAGCAGCTCTCAAAACAATCGCAGACACTCCAACAGGTGCCTCATAGATAACCTGTTCTCCTGGTGCTACTGGGACTGCAAATGTTAGAAACTTATTAAGGGGTGCTACTGCCATATTAACTTAACGCCAGAATTAATGGTGTGACCTGTGCCTGAATTGACCTATTAAAATCTCTTCCGCTAATTGATGCTGTTGTTTGACTGATTTGGATTCCTCCACCAATGTTGAAGTTTCCAGCTTGATCACTACTTGTATAAGGTATTTGTGCTCCGTTTATCGCAATAACTTCATTTTCTTTAATTGGAACACCACCTTGCTGTGGTGTAGCTTTATTTATGTCTGTACCAGAACCGATGTATTCAAAAGACTGACCACTTGCGATAATTCTACTGATACGATAATGGTAAACAGATACTCCAACACCAATTGGATATGGGACAAATTCATTAAGGACAACTGTAGAAATACCTATTGATCCTGCAGTTGTTCTACTTACTGGAAGTGATGGACTATTTGTGGTAATTCCAGTAGTTACAATTCCAACAAGATTGTCAATTGAGAGTTTAACATCTGCACAATTTCCTGGGTCAATATTATTTCCACTTAATGGGTCAACATTAATTGTATAGTCGAATATCTGTTCATAACTATTCAAATCAGTATATTCTTGTTTTGTTACTGCTACATTATTGATGATATCCTTAGCGATATCAGCAGCGGATTCATATGCAAAGATTGATTGTTCCTCTTCATCAAGTAGAAATTCTGTTGTGTAATAAAAATTGGCGACATCATATGTTCTATCATTGCCACCAAACTGTAAGTTATATGTAATTGCTCTTCCAAATGCAAGTTCCAAATCTTCAATACATCTTTGATTTCCAGTGGGAATCTCGAATGGAATACCTAGAGTAACATTCCAATGGTATAATGTTCTATCAACTGCTTCTGCGGCGAGGAACTTTAAGTTATTTTGTATTGATTGAACTGCATCAGCATATCTATGATTTGGTGGAGTTGGTTCCGTAGACTCAAGAATAGTATAGTAAATTGGTGCCATCTTAGCTTCTGCTTTGGCATTGCCTTCAATATCAATAACAATATTTTGTGTTGAAAGATAATTTCTTCCACTACTTACAATATCAATTGCAGTGATTGAACCTGTCAAATTATCAATTGTTGGACTAACTTCAGCAATAATTCCTTCTGGACCCTTTGGAAGAATTGTACCATCTTCATCTCTAACAACAATGTTTGGTGGACCAGCAGCACTATATCCACTGCCACCATCAATAACTTTAACACTTTCAAGTAGTTGAAGTGGTGCTGTGATTGGTTCACCATCAACTTCAACACCAAACCAAATTGCCTGACCATCATACGGTCTTCTTACATTATTTTCTTGGTCTGCTACATTATAAAGTGAGAATGTATCCGCTTCTTGAAGTGCTGCAGCACCCAAATAAGATTCAAATTCTAATCTACTTAATCCATCTCCATATAATCCATAATTACCAAAGGAAGAGTTAGAGTTTGTCAGGTCGCACTGACCACCACTAGAAACATAAACACCAATATCACAGGCAATTGTGAACAGAGAAACTAACTGAGCATATCCACTATTAGTAATTGAGATACCAATACCAGCTTCATTATATTGTGTATAGGCATCAAGAACCATTGATTTGAGGTTTGCACCAATGGTTGATCCAGTGGCATGATCACCTTCAATCTTCATACCAATACTTTCTGTCACAAAGTTTGTACAGTTCCTGACATATGGAGATTTCCATCTTCCTGTTGGACCCTCATCTGCTGGCCCTGGTTCTGTATATCCAGTAATTGCACCATATGCTCTTCCATCAGCAATATATTCTGGAGTTGGTGGGAAAGCGATAATAGCAGCACCAGTATGCCTTTCTCCAGGTTTGCTCTGGAAATTCATATTTTCAACCAAACATCCTCTTCTTACATGGAATAAATCTTTATCAGTATTCAAAGGTACAACAGTAACAAGTCTCAAATCCTGACCACTAACACCCACGTCTCTTTGAAGACCGATTGGATTCTGTTCATAATAAGTACCACTTCTAACAAAGATAGTATCACCAGGTTCTGCAATCGCCGCCGCAGCAGCAATAGTTAGTTTTGCATCACCTTCAGTTCTTCCACCATTCGAATCATTACCATATTTTGTTACATAAATTACATTCTTAGAATCTGCACCAGGTGGAACCCAAACAATTCTTCCATCTGGTTCTGTAATTGATGGAGCTTCACTAGGACCAGATTCTATGATTGATGTTATAATTCCTGCATAGGTATCAATTGCTGATACAACATTTGCACATCCAAATGGATCAGTATTTACGCCAACTGCTACATCATCTTGTATCGTTAAATCTTTTATTTGCTTGAAAGTAACAATACCCACAGTTTTCTGTGGTGCTATTCCACTTATAAATCCCGTAACAATACCAATATACTGTGTGATTGCACAAACTTGATCGCTACAATCAACCTCAATATTTGGAATAGTTGTAATATCTCCAGTTGCAATCGGTGTTGTAATAATTCCAACCAAATTATCTACAAATGCTTGCTGTGAAGCGCAAGAGTCTGGTGAAGTATTAAATCCAGTAAGTGGGTCTGCAATGATTGTTAAATCTTTTGCAAGTAATCCATTTGTGAGAGCAAGTTTCATTAAATCTCTTGCTACATGGAAACTCTCTATCGTCTCTTGCTCCTCACCAAATACTGCATCAACAATTGGGGTTCCATTGTTAAAGTATGAATTTGCAACACCAACAACATTACATGTTGACCTGTCTCTTAGGTCTTCTGCGACGGCATCAATAACAAAACCAATATCACGGAAACACTTACTACCACCAGCAGTGAATGTTCCAAAGTTATCTAATAGATCATCTAAACTATCTCCATTTCCTGCACCAATTACAGTTGTAACAATACCAACTAAGTTATCGATGTTATCCTGAACATCATTACATGAGACTGGATTGGTATTATTACTTAAATTGCCTTTGGTTCCATATGGTGGTGGATTACTACCAGGATTTGGGTCTCCAGTAATCGTAAGATCTTGATAATCTGCATCTGCCCAACTATTATTGATGGCAACTTTCATGTAGTCTCTAGCCCTTTCAAAGGCATAGATAGTCTCAACTTCTTCTCCTGTCACTGCACCACCCAGATATTGAGCAGCAAATCCTTGAGCGTAGATATTTCCACCAGTGAATACGTCCGTTGCAACGTAATCAACAAGATATCCTATATCTCTTTTACACTTATTGCCAAAAGTATTTCCATTATTGCCATCATAATTTGGATATAGTGCAATTAAATCTGCATATGCCTCATCGATAATTGGTTGTCTATTATTTGTAATTAAACGATATGCATCATAATATCTGGATCTTCCATTTGTTTCATCATCACCAGGGAAGAAGAAGTCTGGGAATGACTTTGCAATTCCAGCAAGTGCTCTATCTTGAATTTCTCTTTTGTTTGCAACGATAAGATTATATGAATCATAGTCTCTATATTCTGGAGCGTCTTGGTAATCTCCTGCTACACCAGAAAAATCTCCAAGAATAGTATTATCAACGAATTGAGTATATGTGTTGAGAGTGCCAGATATTTTTGTTACTATTGCATTACGAATAACTTTATTTGCAACATCTCTTGCTCTTTCGAAAGCATAGATTGATTCTTCAACTTCTCCAGACAGAATTGCCGAATTGTTTAGATAAAGTTTTCCTGCATCAAATACTTTATCATTTCCTCCTGCCTTCAAATTATAAATGACTGCTTGTAATGTTTTTTTAATGTCATCAATACATTTCGCATTACCTTGAGGAATAACTAAAGATGGGTATTCATCAATAGTTCTATCGACTGCTTCCGCAGCAATAAAATCTAAATTATTTTCAATAAGTCTTGCCGCATCACCATTTAATGGATTTGTAGGTCTTGGTTGATATAATTTTGGTGGATTTGCGTTGTTAATTACATATTGTGCAAGTGTTGATGCTGCTCCAATTGCTGCAATCGTAGCATCCTTGATACTATATCCATTTAAATCTGTTCCAGTAATATGAAGTAGAGTATTTCCACTATAATATGATAATGCAGCACCTACTGTTTTCTTATTTCCACCTTTTGTAAGATCTATTGTAATAGATTTTAGAATATCTTTGATGTCATCTTTACATGATGTATAATCATTATCCTGCATTGTGAATGTAGGACCACCTTTATAATCTGTACTAATAATATATCCTACCGCTTCTTCTGCAATAAAGTCCAAATTCAAACGAATTTGATTGGCAGCATCGAAGAATCTGTCGGTGATTACTTCTCCTTCGTCATTAACTGCAACAGAACCTAATACTGATCTTGGAACTTTATATTGTGTATTTGCATATCCTACATTATCATTACTGTCAATTAAAGATTCCTCAATCTTTACGTCATCTAAATCTGCAAGACCATTTAAATATAAATTTTTCCATTGCTTCCCCTCTGTACCAAGATTATAATCATCATCAGTATTTGGTACTAAATCTGATACAAATTCACCAGCAACACTAATATCGTCGGTAACTGAATCACCAATACCAATTGTACCACCTCTGAATATCGCATTACCTATAAATTCTGATGATCCTACTACTTCCAAATTGTTGCCAACATATAAGTCATTTCCAACATAAAAATCATTTGTAATTGTACCAATTCCAGCCTCAATAGAAGTTGCAGTAGCGATTCCTATAATGGAAAAGTCTGAGTCTAGGACTGTAGTATCAAGAATTGAAACTGTAGCAATACCAGTTACATTAATATCACCTTCAAACTCATTTCTGTTGCCTTTGAAGAAAGAATCTCCAGTTACTTCTAAGGTTTTACTAAATGTTGCAATCCCTGATACTGTCAGATTGTCATCAATATCTACTTTAGTGTTGAAAAATGCCCCAGGACTAGTAGTCTCTACTGTAAATGTTCCACCTACTGAGACTTGATCTAATGTTGTAGATGCATCAACATTTAGATTATCGTCAACATCAAGACTGCCACCAATATTTACGTTGTTGGTAAACGTATTGGTTCCTCCAAAGAAGAATGCATTATCACCGAATGAAGACGTACCTCCTACTGAAAAATTTTCATTTGTTGTAAGATCACCACTAACTGTTAATTTTTTCTGGAATACAACATTATCAGCAACGTTAAGTATTCCGCCAATATATACATCCTTTACAATACCAACACCACCATCAATTTGGACAGATCCAGTAGCAATTGATGTGGAATTAGTAGTACTATCTACCCGAACATTGCTAGTAAAAGTTGCTAACTGAGCAACAGTAAGTGTTTCACCTATTACAACATCTTCACCAACTAGTAAATTCTTATCAATGCCAACACCACCATCAACCACCAGAGCTCCATTGTCCTCTGTTGTTGACTGTGTAGTATTTCTTATATAAACTATTCCATCAACATCCAAATAATTTTGTGCCTTTATACCTCCACCAATATAAACACTTCTACCAATACCTACTCCACCATTAAATACTGCAGAACCAGTCTCTGTAGAAGTGGATTGGGTAAAATTAGTGACATAAAGACCATTATCTACTGTTATTGAATTACCAACACCAAGATTGTTGTTAATGGTAGTGGGACCATTAACCAGTAAAGAACTAGTAATTCTAGTACTACCAGATACATCCAGTTGATATGAAGATATATTATTTGAACCAATGGCAACTTTTCCAGTCGTTGATAATCCACCACTACCATTATTCACCCAGAAAGATATTACATTAATATCAATAATTTGTGGGTTACCTAGATTAGGTGTCGCCTCAACAACATCTCCCCCACTCTGTGTTCCAATAAAGTTGAATATACTGAAAGATTGTCCTACACCAACGAAAACTCCTTCGTTTTGAATAGGAACACCTAGTCCTTCACCAGGAGCAACTGATAACCAGCGAATGCCACTAGCATCTTTCGAGAGGAAAAATCCTGGAGTTCCTGGACTGTTTGTAGAATCATAGATATCCGCATCGATTTTTATACTTCCAGCGACATCAAGTCTCTGCTCTGGAAATGAACTACCTATACCAACTCTACCATCAAAAGGATTATAACCACCAACATCATCCCCAACAAGAACAATATCTGGACCAACATTAAGTCTTCTATTAACTGTTAGGTAGTCTAAGTCTAGTGGAAAATTAAAAGTTACCTCATCATTAAAAATTACTGGATCATTAAATGTTGCAGTTCCCTGGAAAATAGCATCTCCAGTTACTTCTAATTCTGAAACTCCACCAAAAGAGACTTCATCATTAAAAAAGACTGGTGCATTAAAGTTGGCAACACCCTCAAATGTGGACGTTCCAGAGACAATAAGTTGCTCTAAGTTTCCAAATGAAACTGATGCATTTACAACCAGGTTTTCAATAGAAACATCACCTAAGGAAGCATTTGCGTTCCAAAGTTGCCCATATACCCTTACATTATTATTAAACCAATGGTCTGCTTCGTATATGGTTTGTTGGTTTGCTGGTGGGACAGGTTGATTTGCCATTGGAATATTTTATGCGAAGATTCCTGTAAGACCTTTTATAATATCTTTGGATATATAAATTTCGGGGTCATCTAAAGTTTGAGATATCCAAGTTTCTTTTTCTGGAACTGCATTTCCATCCAAAGCTTTGGTATTACAAATCATAGCTTCCATTTGGCATTTATTATTTGCTTTTGTAAAGATATTGTTTGCCTGAATTGATACATCTCCAGAAGCTTCAAAAACAATATTTTTACCAGAAATTTTAACATCACCATTTTCCATTGCAGTGATAACAATATCTCCACCTGGAGTTGTTATAATTACGCTAGGAGAATTAGTTTCATTTTTTGCACCGCCGACTATTTCAACAGATTGATCGGAGTGTATTTTAAATCTGCCCGCATCTGACATTCCAATATTTGCATTATCACCATTTTTAGAAACCATATACATCCCATATATGGTTTCACCATCATTACCCATAGACGGATTAGTATAATCTACATGGACTTGTGGTCCAAGATTGTAAAATTGTCTTTTATTCCAATCTATGTCTCTTGTCATTAGCTAATACAATCGATGACTTGTTTTAATTGACCTTTCTGTGTCCCTTCTGGTTTCAATTTCAGTCTTGCTTTTAATACTGCACCATAACCAGTTTCTGTTTGAATAATAAATGATGGCAAGTCCTTTACTATTCTATTATCATTATTTATTGGTAGTACTTTGACTATAGATCCATTATCATCGACAACAATTGAATACACATATTCATCACCTTCTTCTTCTGGATTATCATTATCAACAAATACTACAATAGTATCATCAGGTTTGTATCCAACACCTGGTTCTATCGGAACAACTTCATCGATAATATAATTTTCATCAATAGATGGATCTACTGGATATTTTTCACCCTCAGATATAATGTAAATATCGTCGATTTCTCCAGTGGTTGGATTTATACTTGCTTTTGCTATTGCACCATATCCTTGATTACAATTATCAGTTATTTCAACCATCGGATTCTTTATATAACCAGACCCTGGATTAGTTAAATCTATACCAATGATGCTTGCAGTCTTTGTACCTTCTTCACCTATAATACTTCCAAAGATTGCTTTTGCTGCACCACCAACTCCACCACCACCAAATATTTTAACTCCAGTTATACAATTCAATGGTGGTCCAGTATAGCAACTTCCTAATGCACTCTTAAATCCTGGAACAGAAACACTTGGATTATTAAAATCCCATACACCAAGAGATTGTGTAAGTTGACTGACTTCTTGCCCAGCATCTACAAGTGTTTGAACAGCATTATTTGCAGTATTTGCAACTTCTAAAATTGATTGAATACCTGCTGCTGCAGTCTCTACAGGACCTTTTCCTATTTCATATTTTTCTGCGCCATTATCCTCAGATTCTTTTTCTGCACAAGATAGGGCACCAATAATTCCGAGAAGACCTTCAAAATTTGATCTTAAGAAACTTATAAAATTAAATCCAAATAAAATTTTATCTATCGCTCCCATCAAAGGACCTAAGAATTTAGTAATACCTCCTATAATCATATTTGCTATTCCACCAATAGCTTGATTAACAATACAACTTACCATATTCTTAACATTATTTGCAATACCACTTACAATATTTGCAATACCACTTCCAAGTGTATCAATAACTTTATTGACAATACATGGAAGTGCATTTTTAATCGCTGTGATTGGAACGACTAGTGCATTTTGTGCCAAAACTCCTGCCTTATGTGCAATAACTTCGTTTCCAGTTGCAGCAAGGACAGTATTATACACTATTTTATAAAGAGTTTTTAAACCACTCTTTATAACAGGAGACAATTTTTTAAAAAGCCCCTTAGTCATATTGGCGACTAATTTTGATGCATGTTTTTTTATCGATTCAGTTGTTTCACTAATAAATTTGTCAATTTTTTTCTGAACACCATCTATTGCTTGTGTTACTGATGAAATGCCAACATTTATAGCAGTTGTTACTTCTTTAATTTTATGAACAAGATTCTTTAGGTCTGTTTCTATTTTCTTTAATGAACTGTCTGGTTTCTTAGATGCAATATTTACTATTAATCCATTAGCAGAAGATGCAGGTCTTTCATTTGATCCTATATTCTGCGCCTGATTTCTTGAAACATCTCTTGGTGCTTTTTGAGATTCAGAACTTCCACCCTCATTAGATTCATTCTTTACAATATATGCATCGGTGGCGACTGCTTTATCATTATAACCAGTAAATGGAACGAAAGGTGAAGTATATTTTGCAGAAGAAACTTCTCCCGTTCTACCCAATATTCCATTAATTACAGGAATTTGTGCGTTATCTCCATCTAAAAAGAATCCAAATACAATATCACCCTGACTTATTTTAACACTCTCCGCTTTTCCTCCAGCACCTGAACCAGATGTTGTTGGTAGCATAACTATTGCCCATGGCAAATCTTGATTGGGTAGTTCATCCGTAAATGGATGATATCCCATAATACGAACCTTATATCTATTTCCCCATCCACTACCATTCAACTGTCCACCCATGTCTTTTTCTGGTGGTATCTGACCTACCCACCATCTAAAACCATCTCTACCTATAAAATTACTTTTTATTAAAGAATCGTTTAACATTTTAGATTGTAGTGGATTTTCCGAATGTGTCTCTAACCAACTTCATAGACGTATAAGAACCGTTGGTATCAAAATGGTGGCACAATTCTTTTATCATATATAGACCGCTTTGTTCTTCATCAAACTCTCTTTTATCAGTTGATACTGTAGTCTTTGGGAATTTACATTCTATGATATCACCAGCCTTCAAATTTGTATTTGAAGGAACAGTCATAGTGAGAGTCTGAGTAAACAGTGAATTATATCTCATTACAGTCTGAGACTGATACTTCTCTGGATCAGAATTAGTATCATCTTTTGATACTCCTTTGTCTAATGTTCCAACATCCAATATTTGTGTCATGATGCGTGTAGGGACATCTGCAAGCGATACATCACTACCCTCAGATATTGGTGGTAATTCAATATTCTTACCTAAATTTTTAACTTTACCAGAATAATTTTGAGAACTGAATACTGATTTGTCTTGTGGTGTTAGACCAAATGTAAGAGGATTTAAAAATATTCTCTGAGATGAATAAGTACCCATTCTCAAGTTTTCAAGTAAATTTTGATTCTTATTGGTTACATAAGAGAGAATATTAAAATCTTGATCACTTGGAGAATCTGAAGCACCTGTTTTGTAAATATACGTCGCCTTCGAATCTTTAGTCATCAATGAATCAATTGACCTAAAATCATAACTATCCTTTGTTTGATAGAATACAAATCCTGCAGTAGAATCTTCTTGTGAAATATCAGGAACAGATTTTGATGCTAACCAAGTCAAGACTGTGAATGGTTTTCTCAGATTACCGATGAAACCATACTTATTTTGAGTTTTGTCAATATTTAATTCTCTCGATGTTTGTATTTTCTTTGTCAGTATATCCTCCACAGATGTACTGATAGGAGAGGATGATGGATACTTTCTAGCAACTCTAGTTGTTTCATTAGTAATCGCTTCTCTAGAAACAAGATTCAATGTGAATACTTCTTTCTCACCTTCACTAACTACATTTGAGATTCCAGAAACATAAAGATATCTGTCTGCGAGAGTAGCAAAATCTATTCCTGGATTACTTTCGGTATTTCCTTCAATCTTTAATGATACTCTTTCAGCACCTCTCAGAGGTAGACCATTATAAAGAGATTGTAATGATCCATCCTCACCTTCTACCGTGTTTCCAGTATTAACAACTACCATTTTTGCAGTAATGGTAGGTGAAAATATATCCTCATAGTAATCTATAGAAACAACACCAAGTCTTATATCAATTGCTTTCTTTTTATCATTAGACTCGATAATTATTTCTGCATATTGTGATGCATCTATTGCTGCCATTATGTGTATGCCAGTTCTACAAGTAAATTGGTTCTATTCAATTCTGCCATAACATTGTTTTTAGTATTTATTGTAGGTCGTGGAGGATCTGCAGAAGCAATCATCGGTTCTTGTTTTGGTGTTTCTGATTGTTGTCCGCCGCCACCAGCAAGAACTATTGTCGTTTTTCCTTTTCTCTCTGTAGTAATATTTGATGCTACTTTATTAGTTTCTGCTGTAATACTGGAAACTTGTGCCTTACTGACTACTTGACCATCTTCAGATATATCTGCTTCTATTAGTGTTTTTCCTATCGAAAGTAAGTTCAAATATGGTTTGGGGTCAATTGCTTTTCCGCCTGGTCTAACTTCATAATGTAAATGAATGTCATAATTTCCACCAGTATTACCTATTTCACCAATTGTAGTTCCAAAACGATACTCTTCTCCACTACGGACGTAAATCTTTGCCAGATGGGCAAACCAATACTGAGTTCCACCAGAATCTTTGATAATGACTAATTTTCCATATCCACCACTAGTTCCTGCAAAACTAACTCTACCATCTATTCTAGCACCGACATAGTATCCAGTTTGTCCACTAGTTCCAATATCAATTCCTTCATGCATTCTTGAACCACCATCCCTCGATGCACCAAATCCTTGACCTGGTGTCAATCCAACTCTTGGTGTTCCACCAGATGGTCCAGCGACATTAATTTCATCTCTTACAATAGTTCTCTTTCCAGGTTTTACTGGAGATATTGCTGCCTTTCTTGCAGCGGAAAGATTTTTTTGGAAAACATTTTTCAGATCTCCTTTGCGTTTAGTTGGTTGATTGTAATCATTTCCTGGGAATGATGCCCATGTTGGAGAAAGTCTTTTGATTACATCATCACTAAGTCCTTCTTTTTTAAGAACCTCAGGACTTACTCCTCTTGCTGCCGCTAATCTTAATGCAAGTTCATCTTGGAATGCCTCATCAAATTTTCTATTGGTATCCATACCAACACCTTCAGCAAGTCCAGTAATATTAATAAATTGATATGCACCAACTGCAGCAGATTGGTCCACCTTTCCAGTACTATCAGTAAATTTACCTCGACCCTCTGCCAAAAATTTAGTTACTAACTCCTCAACTTCAGCAACAGTAAGATTCGTTAAATCTCCACCATATTGTGAACCACCAAAGAAAGTACTATATCCCTGCGGTCCAGCAGTTCCTTCAGCAAATCTAATTGTCTTTAACAGTGCTTGCTGCTCAGGAGTTCCATATCCAGATGTATCATCAAATTCATCTAAATTTACATCATCACCAAAGAAATAACTCATTGGGTCTTTGAAAATTCTAAGCATCTGGTCAAGATTGGATTCCATATCCCTTGTACCTCTCTCAATATCATCCATCGCCCTTTGAACTCTACCACTCTGATCTGTAAAATCAAACTTTGTAATATTAACAATCACACCTCTAAGCAAATCTCCAAATCCTTTGAGAGTATTAATCAAACCATCTCTAAAGTTTGAAAGAACTTTGAATAGATTCTGCACTCTCTCTATCAGAGTTTGTGCCATTTTAAGAATTTTCGGTAGATTATTAATTAACCATCCAACAAGAAGAGTTCCAAAATAGTCTAAAATTCGCCCAAAAAATCCTTTTGTACTAGAGGCAATAACTTTTCCAGTTCTTTTAACTGCTCCAGCAAGTCCAGAACTTGCTTCAATAATATCTTCTTTTTGCCTCAATTGTGCAGCATCTCTTCTCTTTTTGAATATTTTTTGATCTTCAGATAATGCTTTTCTTCTGAATGCAGTGCTTTTTACTATACTTTTATTAATTTTTACAGCAACAGTTCTAGTCGCTGCCATGTTTTTTGTCAGCGTGTTTGCAGACTTCTGAATTTTCTTTATACTAATTGAAGACCTAAGTAGTGATTGATTTGCCATACTATCCTACCATGTCGATAACACCATACATGGCGACTGTGCTTGGAAGATAAATGTTTCCTTTATCGGAAGTATCGAATGTTGGAACGAAAACTGCAGAATCTGAACTGACAGATCTTGATGGGGGCGCTTGTGCTAGTTCTTTCTTTTGCATTTCACGAATTGGTGCAGTAATTATGTTCGGTGCTGGTTCTTGCAAATTACTAAGGGACTGTGAGACCATACTTCTATCTGCAGATGTCTTCACTGGTGCTATCTGTGCCTGAGCAGTTTTAGTTTCTTCAGGTTCTTTTGGTGTCAAATCTGAATCAGATACATTAAAAGCAATATCTCCAAAATTAGATGTAGCAAATACTCCATCTGCTCCAAAAAATGGTTTTGTATCTATCAATGGTGTCATTGCCTGTGTGTTAGAAGAAACTTTCTTTTCTTCTTCGACCTTCTTTTCTTCAGTCTCAGTTTTATTCTCCTCAAGTTTAGATTGAGTATCTTCTGCTTCTGCGGGTTTTATTTCTGCTTTATTCTCTACCTTCTCTTCACCACTAAACATAGACTTCATACTTTCAAGACCAGATTTTCCAAGATCTGAACCATAAAAATATGCTGGTAATGATAGTAAACTTCCATACTTACCAAATAGTGCTTTACCTGCTGCACCAGCAATAGTACTGAGAACACCTCCAGTCAAACCACCAGCAATTGCCCTGTCTGGACTTTCACCTGATAGTAATTCAGCACCTGTTCCAAAAGCAATATTAGTTTTAACACCTGGCAATAATCTTTTCAGTCTACCAGCAAGTGTCGGTTTTGGTGGTGTTTGACTTAAAGAACCTGCTGTAGACGAAGTTTTGCCATCAGTTGTAGTAGTTGTAGTAGTCGTAGTAGCAGCTTTACCACCTCCAGTTTTAACCGCGCCAAAACCTTTTCTTATGCCATTAAAAATTAATTGTGGTAATTTTAAAAATAATCCTGTACCAACTGCACCAAGTAACTTAATACCTACTCTCGATAATGTGATAATTAATGCATTTACTCCAACATTAATTGCTAGGAATATTCCACCAACAATTCCTAGAGTCGCAAGAACATTATTTTTTATTTCCTCAAGTTTTTCTTTATTTCCCTCAGAATATGCTTTGATTGTTTGGAATCCTTGATTCAACAACCAACCAGCAAACAGAGTGGTAAGATAAGTCATTACACTCTGCAAAGTAAATTGCACTTTCGGTGCAATTGCCGCAATTGGTTTCGATAATGCAGACTGTATCTTCCTCTCAATTAAACTTTCTTTTCCTTCAAGAATTTTTTGTTGAGCTAATAATCTTTGTTGATTCTGTTCTTGTAATACTTTTTGCTTTTCTAATGCTTGGTTTACTTCCAAATTTTGAAGTACCGCTCTTAATGTTGTATCAATAGCAGTCATCTGCGAATTGATACCATTCAAACTTTGAGATACTCGCTCTAACTGAAGAGAATTTGCACGTATCAATCCTGTAGTAATAGGATCTGGTTGTGTGGTTTCCTGTTGCTGTGGAACAAATTTGCCCGTGAAAACAGATGACGAAACCCTCGACCTTGCTACTCTTATTCCTCCTAATATGGGCGATGATAACTCAGCCATTGAATTGATTCTTTAGGTTTTCTTCTTCAATATACTGTTGGAGGAAAGTTAGATAAATTTCTTTCTCCCAAGGTATCATATTTTCTAGCTCTGTCAAGCTATATTTATGGTGTTGCATCAAAGCAAAATTAATTTTGAAGTATGACTCAAGGTCAGTATGAGCCATACTTACGCGAAAAAAGATGCCAATCCTTCCAGAACTACATCACTCTCAACACCAGTATTAGGATTTTTAACTTTCATTGTATGTGAAAGTTTTGGCATTGTCTCGAAGAACTTTTCAATTTCCTTAAACTGCTTTGAATTCAAAGATTCTACAAACTCATTCAATTCTTTCCTTGAACAATCTTTTGCAGACCAAGATTCATCATCACTATAAATTTGCTCGATGCATGATGCAATTAATTCAAATGTTTGTGCAACACCAATCTCATCATCGGCAGTAAAGTTATTTTTGATAAACTCACTCATTGATGGATACTTCATTCTCAAGATGTGAGTATCATCAAGTTTGATATCTTTGTTGTGCTTTTCATCTATATGAACTTTTATTTCATCCAATGTAATTACAATCGGCACTTGTGTCACACCATCATCTGGACAAGTAACTAATACTTCAACTTCTTCACCAACAGATTTACCTCTAACATTCAAGAACAAATATTCAATATCAAATGTAGATAATTCATCTACTTTTACTCCACGTGTCAAAATGCAAGAACTTAGAACATCTTTGATTGCATTGGTGATTTGTTTATTATCTTCACTTTCCATCGCAATGATGAGAACTTTTTCTTCTTTAACTAGAAAAGGACGATACTTAATTTTTTTCCCAGTTGAAGGTAATTCCAACTCATATGTTGGTGTAGATATTTTTGGTAATGGCATAATAACCTATAATATTTTCAGATAAAATTATTTATTGATGATATTTGATCCACTACCTGATATACTACTACCTGATATACTTGATAATGGATTTGTTGATAGTTTTGTACCCCCATAACTAGTAAGATTATTATTGTAGGCTACACTATTAAGAATCAGTGGCTCATTTGTACCAGTAAACCCAATTACGGGAGAACTCTTATCTGTACCCGTTTTTTGTGTAGAAGCAGAAGCAGATCCTTTACCTAACTTTCCTACACTTCCAAGTACAGATTGAAGATTGTTTGAAGTGCCATCATTAATTGATTTGCTATCCACAGATCCACATACGTATCTTTCGTAATTGAACGAAACACCGACTTTCAGAATCTCAGAAGAATCATAACTTACTGGCATTGCGTTTATTGTTTTTGGATAAAGACCTTTAAAGTTATACTCAATGTATCTATTATAATCTCTATCAAATTTTACAATCTTCATTGAATTGCATTTATACTCTTCAGGATATTGCATTCTAAAGTGTGTATAATCTGATAGTCTACTAGCACTCGATGCATCATGCATAAATTCCATCCAGTGCTCAAAGAATTTAATTGCTTTATAACTCCTATCAACATAAAATGATAAATCGATAGGTGTAAATGTCCTAGTATGGGGCATTGATTCTGCCACACCCATATAATCACCCACAATATCTGCAGTTGCATATGAACTTCCTGGAAGTGATGCAGAGTGGCATAATAAAGTAATATCAGAACTTACAAATGATGAGAACACTCCCCTTGCAGAAAGATGTCCCATTAATTTTGGTTTTAAACCACTAAATTTAACCTCAAAATGAGACGTTTGTGCCAAAGTTGTCAGAACTGGTTTAAAATCTGATATCTTTTTCGGACTAGGTGCTGGCACTCTAAATACCTATTATTATAGACTGTGTGTAGTTATTTAGATGGCATATAGAGGAAAATTTCAACCTTCTTATCCAAAAAAATATAAAGGTGATGTTAGAAATATAATCTATCGCTCTCTCTGGGAGCGTAAATTTATGGTGTATTGTGATTTGAATGAGAATATTCTTGAATGGGGAAGTGAAGAGATTGCCTTACCATACCGTTCACCCATTGATAACAGAATTCATAGATATTTTCCAGATTTCTATATCAAATACAAAAACAAATCTGGAAAGATAGTAAAGTCTCTTATAGAAGTAAAACCATTAAAACAAACTACTCCCCCACCAAAACCACAAAGACAAACAAAAGGATATCTATTCGAAGCATACGAGTATGCCAAAAATCAGGCAAAATGGGAAGCAGCAAGAGAGTTTTGTAAGGATCGTATGTGGGAGTTTAAAGTTCTAACAGAAAAAGAACTCGGTATTAGATAATGCCAAGAAAAACACTAAAACAAAGAAAAAGACCTACAGATACAGATAGTAATCGTAATAGGATTCGTGAAATCAGTGATGATATGATTGGATTGAAGAATCCAGATGATTTTATGGTAGCAATACTGGAAGCAGTAAAAGATACCTATACTCCAGTACCAGAACCAGGTAAAGTATATGTTTTTATATACAAACCTAAAACTTCTAATATAAAATACGACCAAAATCCATTTGTAGCAGTAACAGATATTTTTTCCTGGGGATTCCGTGGTCTAAACTTTCATTGGGGTGAAACTAGACAATACACCTGGAATGAAATCTCTGGAAACATGTATGAAATATATTCTTCTGAAGTAAAAGACTTACAACAGATACCTTTTCAAAATTTCAAACTAAATAGTTAAAAAACGTGTAATGTCACACACAGATCTTCATGCAAAAACTGAAGTATTAGCATCCAGTGGTCAGTCTAGTTCTTCGGTAAAATCCACTACTAAGTCCTCTGCTGGTAATGCAATATCCTCTGGTGCGAAGAAAAGTGGTTCAAGTATATTCAGATACCCATATAAACCCTACACCGAAGATGAAAAACAAAATGGTAGGGATTATCTTAGAATACAAATTAAAGAATTGGAATATGGGGGATTTAATTCAGACCAATCAGCTCAAAAATTATTAAATCCGCCATCACAATCTAAAAGTAAACAAAGTTTAAAGGCGACAATATATTTGCCTATGCCACAAAATTTGCAAGATAGTAATTCTTTGGGTTGGGGTGATGATCGAATTGGTCCTCTTGGAGCAGCCGCATATAGTTTGGGAAAAGGTGTAATCTCAGGTGAAATTCAAAATACTTATGAAGCTCTTGAAAATGCGGTGAAAGGTCTTACTAAGGATGACTCTGCACGATCTGCATTACTTTCATATGTAACAGGAATGGCTTCTGGTGGTATTGGTGGTAATATAAGTCCTCAATCTGTTGTTACAAGGTCAACAGGACAAATACTGCAAACTAATTTAGAACTTCTCTTCCAAGGAGTCTCTTTGAGAACTTTTTCATTCCCTTTCAATTTTGCTCCAAGAAGTCGAGAAGAGGCAGAAGAAGTTAAAAAAATAATTAGAGTTTTTAAAAAGCACATGTCTGCTAAAAAATCTGGTCAAGAAAACCTCTTTATCAAATCTCCAGATGTGTTTCAGTTAACTTTCATGAAAGGAACACAACAACATGAATATCTGAATTGCTTTAAATTGTGTGCTTTGACTGATATGTCGCTAAATTATACTGGATCAGGAACTTATATGACGTATGAAAAGGGTCAACCTGTTCATACAACAATGAATCTTACATTTAAAGAACTGTTCCCAGTTTATGCGGAAGAGTATGAAGAAGGACTTGGCGAAAAAGGATTAGGTTACTAAAATGACTTATTTCAGAGAACTACCAGACTTAGAATACCTTTCACCCTTACTTAGTAAGGGAACATCGAAAGAATATATTATGGTCAAAAATTTATTCCGTAGAGTAAAATTATTTGACTGGATTAAAGATATTAGTAATACTTTCTTGAAAATCCAAATAACTGAGTATGCTAGACCAGATATGATAGCAGAAGAGTATTATGGGTCCGCTACTTATGATTGGGTAGTTTTATTGACAGCAGATATTGTAAATGTTCAGGCACAATGGCCATTATCAAATTATGACTTAATAGAATATGTTGAAGAAAAATATGGTATTGAAAATGTAAATGATGTTCATCATTGGGAAACTGTGGAGGTCAGAGACCAAAATGGTAGATTAGTGCTTCCTGCTGGCAAAATTGTAGATGAAGCATTTACAATAAATTCCCCTGATGGAGTACATTCTACACAATATAGAATCATCAGGGGATTTGAAGATGAAGTTTGGACCGATACTGTAAATCCTGTCAGTCCTGTAGTTGGTGTTAGTAATTACGAATATGAAAATAGAATAAATGAAGATAAAAGATCAATTTCTATTTTAAGACCAGACTATCTCCAACAATTCATCAATGATATGAGAGTATTGATGGCATATAGCAAGAGTACAGAATTTATCAATAGTAAACTTGCTAAGGTAGAAAATAGTCAGTTGTTCTGAACAAAAATCTCTGGAATACTTTGTTCGGTCTTTAAATTAGAAATCTTTCTTTGATTCTGATAGACCACAGTACTTAAAATTGCAAACCCCACAACTTGTGCTGTTATAATAGTCGCTATCAGCGTATTAGATGATTGCTTTGACTTCTGTATTTTTTCTAAGTCCCTCAATCTCCTTTGAAAAGAACCAAGAAGTGATATTATACTCTCTCTACTAAGTATCGGGGTGGATGCAGATCCTTGAGAGTTTGAAGAGTCGTTGTTGCTCATGACGTTCTAGTCCAAATATTATTTTGGGAACAGGGAGTATAAAACTCCCTGTATGCCTTCAATATTTAGAAATGAAAGTCATTCTTCGGCAAGGCGGGCGAAGTAAGATAGAGCATCATCATCCTCATCATCAGAAGAACTCGAAGAAAGACTGCTCAGTTCATCCTTCATAGACTGGGGAACCTCGGGTGCAGACTCACCACGACGCTCACGATCCCAGGACTCTTCCATCTCTACGGTTTCCTGGTCCTGCATCTTGGGCACACCACGGACACCCAGAACATAGTCAAGACGCTTCTTCAGAGCATCGTAGTCCTTGAACTGGTCAGCAGCAACGAGTTCTGCCAGGGAGTACTCCTTCTTCCAGATTGCTTCCATAGCGTCATCATCATCCAGGAGAGCATCAGAACGGGCAAACTCAGAAGAGTCATAGTTGCGATAACCAGCAACGTTCTTTGCCTTCAGTTTGAAGTTAGCACCACCCCAGAAGTCAAAGGGATCAATTGCTTCCTCATCTTCAAACTCAGGTTGCATTGCAGCAGTGAGTTTGTCAAAAATCTTCTTGCCAAACTTATACAGGAAGACTTTACCTTCGTTCTCGGGGTTGGCAGGATCCTTGACCACATAGATGTTAGCAATGTAGGTCAGTTTACGCTTCTGCTTACGTGCTGCTTCCTTACCAGCATCGGTGCCGTTGTTCCACAACATCGTGTTGTACTCGGACACAGGGTCCTTCTGACCCAGAGTGGTCAGGGAGTTCTCAATATACCAACCACCAGGACCTTGGAAGGCATGACTGTAGAGTTTGACGAAAGGCAGGTCTTCACCTTCGGGAGCAGGAAGGAAACGGATGACGGCATAACCATTGCCGCTCTTATCACATTCCAGTTTCCATTGGCGGTCATCACCAGAAGATGAACCGTTATTATTCATTTTTTCGACTTCCTTGACCAGTTTTGCGGTCAGGTTGCCAAGCTTAGATTGCTTTTTAAGGTCTGCGAAAGACATTTGGATTACCTCGGATTAATTGGATTCGGGGGATTTACTCGGATAGTATAGCAAAGATTCCCTCAGTCGTCAAGATAGTCTTTGAGGGATTCAATTGTTTCTCTCATACTGTCGAATAAAATTGACATATCAGTGTCTGGTGGGAAACCCATCAGTGCCACCGATTTGCGTAGGTTCTCTTTCATCTCAACCGCTTGTGGGTCATCTGAAAGAGACAATCTAGTATACATGATCCTTTGCTTTTCTAGCAAGGTCTGCAACTTTTCGACGTGTTCTCTTTTGGTCTCATTATCCATTCCACCAAAGGTCAGGATACTGCCATAGATTTCTTCCTGAAGATTATTAATCTCAGTTAGTTCGTCTTGGATAATATCAGATTGAAAAAACTCACTCATTGATTATAGACCGCAAAATCTTACGATAATTGAACACATCAATATTTAGGAACGGGGAATATTTTTTTAATTTTAAACTTACGGATTCCCACACTGGGTCCAAAAGTTTCTTATCAAACGTATTCCCGAACAGGAATATTTTATCATATATCACCAGGGTTTCTAGGGAAATTTTCCCGCCCAGGAAC